CAGCAGGATTAATTACTGGGGAGCTAAACATCACTATCAGGGCCTATATTAGAGCAGAAAACCCTATAACAACCGCAGAAAGTCTCGCAGATGATATAGAGCATGTTATTTATAATTTAGGCGATAGATCAAGCATTGGAATACTAGATATGACAATAGAAGGTGTTTCTACAGATGAAGGTTTAGTAGCTCCATTTGGCATTTTAGAGATTGATATTTTAGCAAGATACCAATTAAATATATAAAGGAGTTAAATTAAATGTCTGCCCAACTTAATCTACAAAGAAACACAAAGGTGTTTATGTCAACCGTTGATATTGCCAGCGGTGCCGCAGTTACAGCCCTGACTCCTGCTAATACTTGGCAAGTAGAAATTCTTGCTGGTTACGCTGTTTCACAGGCTGCTGCAACCCAGGATATCACATCACTAGAAAGTGGTCTGTCTCCTGATCGTTCACAACAAAGATTTAATACTGCCCTTAACCCAGTTGACTGGAACTTCCAGGCTTATCTAAAGCCAACAGGTCTTACAAAGACTGCAGGAGGTTCTAATAAATCTGCAGAAGGTAATTCAATGCCTTGTGCTGACTGGTTTATGTGGCAAGCTCTAATGAGTAATACTGCTTTTGCTTCTGGCTCTGAAATTAATAGTACATGGCAAGATGATGGTAAATTTTCTCTAGCAGGTCGCGCTGCTGGTTCAAATGTGTTTACTCACTCTTCAAACTTTGCGACTGCTGTTGAGTATCATCTATACTTTAAAATGGATAACGTGTTCTATCAAGTTTCAAACGCAACTGTTAACCAAGGGTCAATTGACGCTGCTATTGACGGTATTGCTACTACAACTTGGACAGGTTTCGGAACAAACCTAATTGAGCTTCGCGATGGTACTAGAAACATTGCAGTTTCTACCTTCGGTGGGACTCTTAATAACGGAACAGATGTAACTGCTAACTCTAACCAGTATGCAATGACAGCTGAAGCTTCTTATCATCCTTGGAACTCTTATAACGTTTCTGGCACAGTTTCTTCCGCCAGTTTCATTAAGAATAGACTTTCAACAGTTGAAATCAAGCACGCTGAAAGTGCAACTGCAGCAGGAGCTACCTTTACATTCCCAGTTACAGCACTCAGCTTTGACTACAATAACAATATTACATACTTAACTCCAGAAGAGCTTGCATCTCTTAACTCACCCATCGGTCAGTTTGCAGGTGCTCGTGCAATCTCTGGATCACTAAGTGCATACTTAAGAGGTGGCACAGATAACTCAGCTCAGTTCTTGAAGCAGATTGTTGAAGATTCACGTACTTCTTCTGCAGTTACTTCTAATGCTAACCTTAAAATTGGTGGCGCAACTGCACCATTCTTTGCAGTTAATATGCCATCTATGCAGTTTGAAATTCCAACCCACTCAATTGATGATGTGATCGGAATTTCAGTTAACTTCCTTGCTCAAGAAACAAACAAGGGTACGGGAGACGAAATTACATTAATTGTAGAAAAGTAAATTAAATGAGCTTTGAGGGGGCAAAATTTAATTTCATATGGGTGCTCACTATTAACAAACGTCAAACTTGCCCCCTCAGTTTGACAGGCGTTGAAAACTATAGTGAGCACCCTTTTTATTACTAAAACACAGAGGGGAAAAAATAAATGAGTAAAATCGCAAATTTAATGGCTAAGGAAACCGTCATTGACGTAGAGTTTCCTGATATCGAAGGCTTTGTAGTTAATTTAGTCTATCTTGGTCGTGATGACCTAATGAAAATTAGAAATGCAAGTCTTACATACAAATTTAATAAGCGCACTCGTCAACGAGAAGAAGAAATTGATAATGATAAGTTTATTGAAGAATACACACGCAGAGCTATCAAAGGTTGGAATGGGTTAAAACTAAAAGACTTACCAAAACTACTTCCTGTTGATATTAGTACTTTAAATGGAGAAGATGCAGTAGAATATTCAGAAGAAGACGCTCTTGATTTGGTTAAAAACTCCACCGTTTTTGATCAGTTTGTTACAGATGCTATGAATGACTACGAACAGTTTTCTATTGATAAAAAGGCTGAAGACGCAAAAAACTCCAAAGGTACCTCCGGCACAACTTCCAAGCAGGGGGAATGACTCAAGACCAGTATCTGTTAATGTGTGAACAGATGGGCTGGGATCCTGACCCTAATGAAATGCCGCTAGAGGTACATGAACTAAGTTACGAAGCACAACAAGCTCTAAGACTATTTAACGCTTTACCTGATAAGATTGAAGGAATGAATGGAGTCTGGTTAGGTAAAGATTTTGCAGGCTTAGGCGATATTATGCGTATTTATAAAATTGAAGACAGCGAAGATGTATTTGATCTTCTTCAAATTTGTATTTTAGAAGCTTCTACACATTACGAAGAACAACGTAAGGCAAGACAGGCAGCTTCGAAGGTGAAACACTAGTGGCAGTTATTAGAAATATTCTTGAGACGATGTTTATAGCAAAGGGAGCAGAAAAAACTGTTGCCTCAACTCAAAACGTTACAAAAGCTCAAACTCGTCTTGGACAAACCTCTGCTTCTGCAGGGCGTCAGTTTTCCGCACAAGCTTCTGGTTTAGGTGGTTTAGTTGCCGCCTATGCCGGTGCTGCTGCAACAATCTTTGCTATTTCTTCTGCCTTTAATGCTTTAAACCGAGCTGCGCAAAGCCAACAAGCCATTGATGGAACCAGAACTCTAGCTGCAACAGTTGGAGAACAAGGTGATAAAGTTCTTTCAAAAATTCAAGAAATTACTAAAGGACAACTTAGTATTGCAGAAGCTGCTAGGACCACTA